TTAATTAGTTATTATCACAGTCACATAGCTTACAGATATCAGTTATGATTTCTGCTACAGCATCTGCTTCTGTTTCTGTTAAACAATTTGTATATTCTGTTGTTGTAGTTGTACATGTTAAAACACCATCAACTAGTTCACAAACTTCTTCTTCTAAAGGAGCATTATAACATATTAAAGCATCAATAGCTGATGTTAACATTGCTAATTTTTCAAACTCCTTTTCAGCACACTTATCTCCACTAAGTAGTAAATTAGCTACTTTGTTTCCATAGTTGCCTGCACAACAATAAGCTTGTTGTAGTATATTATCCTTCTCTACACTATTCATTAGTATTCGTATTTATAGATAAATGATTGTAGCCATAAAGCTTTACCATTTACGTTATCAGATAATAGGTTGATAGACACAGTATCTCCAGGAGCTAATGTTGTAGCTAATAAGAAATGTGTAAGATCATTTTTAATACTAGCAAGATCTTCATACATAGGATTAGTCAAAGGTGCAGCATTCTTTACATAAGTACTTACTACACTATGTGTAACTGTACAGCTTATACTAACATTTGTTTGGCAGTATACAATTTGATTATTAGCTGAACTATTAGTATATAGTAAATAAGTATAACCTAAACCACCGTTATTAATATCAACACCAGCACCAAATTCTGCTGATACTATGTTTTCTATCTTTGCTGCCGCAATACCTTCTGGTTCTGGACATGTACAATTTGTATTGGTGCTTGTGCACCCGCAATCACAACTCATGTTTAAATGTATTGAATATAATATAAAACCTCACCACTAAAGTTACTCATAATAGTTTCATTACAGGTTATTTGATAATCTAGTAAATCTGTATTAGTAAAGGTAGTTGGTGGGCCATAATGTGTAAATGTTTTTTCTCCTTCTGATGTAATAGCTCTACGTTGAGAGTATCCTATTTGAACACCATTTTTATACCATTTTCCAATTACTTGGAAAGGGTATGCTGAAGCAGCTTTTCCAAAATGTATAGTACCTGATATCTGTGGTATAACCTTAGCCGATGCTAAAGAGATATTTGGGTATATAGGTAATGCATTTATTAACTGTCCTACTGGTGTACATAGATTAGCAGCTGTTGGATAGTGCACATTAATAGTAGAGAAATAATTACTAAATGTATGATTTACAGCCCCTGTAGAATATCCAGCACCATTATTAGTCATTGTAATAGTAATAGAGTTACCAGATACTGTCATTGTAGCTGTAGCTTGTACTAATCCTGGGCCAGGAAATCCTGGAGGAGGATCTAAAACTATTGGTAATGCTTGAGCAAAATTCTTATTAGCTAGTGTTGTATTAGTATAACTAGGTACAAAAGAACCTGTACTAATACCTACTTGACCTGGGTTACTGGGATGGCATATAAATGCAATATCTGTATCTACAGCAAATAGGTTAAATGCTGGAAATACAAATGGTAGAGGTTTATCTGGAGGTGATGGAAAACAATCACTACACCCCATCTCTATATAGTTATCATCACAATGAATAGCCATACTATTAATATAAGGTTTTTATTTGTTATTTGCAAGTATTACACCCACTATTTGCGCAAATTCTATCTAAAATTGCTTTAATAGCTGTAAAATTATCTGTTTGAAAACATCTTGCTGCATTCTTTAAAGCATCTAAGAATACCTTAGCCTTTAAATACCTTTTTACAGTAGTATCAGCTTCACAACAATTACAATCCTCTACTACAACACTAGCAATCATAGTATCTATACAACACTGAGTTGTACAGTAGAATAACCTATTATGTTTCTTTTGATAAGTAGTAACGCCATCTGAATAGTATAATAGAAACTCCCATTTACCATCTTCATAGTCCCCTACAGTACTTGCTAAGAAGTCATAAGAGAATGATGGATTAGAGGAAGGAAATCCTAAAGTTAATAAGTTAATATTAGAAATTGTACCATCTGGTGCTTTAACCTGTAGAATAGCTGAGGTCATATCACTAGTTAGTGGATTAGGAGCTCCCCAACCACCTGTATTGGTAGCAGAATAAGCACCTGTTGTTTCATATAAAGTGAATGTTGTACAATCACTTTCCATGCAAATATTAAAATCTATACTGAGCATTTATAATAAAATTTATAAGTTTTAGCTACTAATCTATTTTTATCAATAGCTTCATTTATTGTTGTTCTTTTTATATTTAGTAGTTTTGAAGCTTCTGTTACTCCATGAATTTCTACTTTTTCATTAGTTATAGTATTATGACAAACTAGGTATTTACGAGTAGTTGGTCTACCTTTATATACATATATAAGTATCCATTTAATCAATTATTTATAAAAAATAACCCCCAGGAGCTTAAAGGAAGGAAACAAACCTGGGGGTATTTTTTTAAGATAGGGTAATATGTTGTATAGTCCTTCCAACTATATTATACGCTAGTATGCGTAAGTTAGTGGTAATGGAGCTAATGGAGTGCTTTCTAACCATTTGTTTAACACGTCAAGTAAATCAATACCTTCCGCACTAGTATCAGCAGAGTCCTTTGCATCATCAAATGGATCAGCAGCACCAGCATCAATAGCTGGAGTTGCGATAATAATAGACTTACGTGCTTCTGAAGTTACATCAGGACCAGCAGTAAATGATTTATCAGCAAATTCTAAAGTGATGATGTTATAGAAATAACGTACTTTTAAGTTTGCACCACCAGCATAGATAGCTGTAGCAGTATCTACTATACGTAATACAGTAGTACTCATAACATACATTACTTCATAAGCAACTGAGTCAACTAAGATTAATTCACCTGGACGAATACCTGCAGTAGTGGTAGCGACAGCGACATAATCATCTCCTACTGCTACAGCAGTAACGTTACCAGTACCAGAAGTAACAGCCGCAGCAACGTTAGCAGAGTCTACTGGAGTAGAACTTGAGCTTAAAGTTACCGTTTGTGCAGGCCACATTCTACGATTAGAAACACCATCAAACTGTGCTAAATAGTTCTCCATGTTAGATACTTGGTTATAAGTACCAATACCTTCTGATTTAGATTGGATCTCACCAGCAGTAGTAGTTGTACCAAAACCTGAAGCATCATTAACAAATACTGAGAAGTTAACGTAAGTTGGTTTGTAGGTAGAAGTTGTAAATTGATTTACATCTAATCCCCAAATTTCAACACCGAAGTTAGTAGCAGCAGTTAAACCATGTTGATTAGAAGGGCCTGTACTTACGGCACCATTACCAACCTTAACTGCTTTTACACATTTAATTCCTGTTGCAGTGTTACCGTAAGCTGAATTATTAATTGCAGATACAATCTGATCAGCGATGTTAGATTGAGTAGCAGCAGCGGCACTAGTAAATGAAATATTTAATACTTCTGGACGCTCACTGTAGAAAGACTTGTCCCACTTGAAACGGATACCAAAGTTATACTCAGTTGAGTTATTAACTTCAATAGAACCTGTAGCTGCAGTGGTTACACCATCTACAACAGCTGCTCTACGGTAACCAATGTAGCATACTTGTCTACGTGCTGGTACATAATGTTTTCCTTTTGCGCTTGTTACAGCACCACCTTTAAGAGCCATTGACTTTTTTAAGTCACCATTTGCTAATTCTTGGAAGAATGTAATAGCATCGCCACCTGCAGTTGAAACTGTATCGTTACCAGCTGGGTCTAGGGCTTGCATGTCAGAACCAAAGATACCTAAGCGAGCAATAGTCGCTGGTGTTGGAGCTGCATTGTTAGCAGGAAGGGCTGAACCATTTCCTACGAATAAATTTGTTACTCTGTGCATTTTATTTTGTTTTTATTAGATTATTAAAAAAATTTATTTACTATTATAGTCCTGTAGTAATTGTTCTGTAAGTTACTTTTACACGTAACACACCTGCTGCAGTACCTGGTTGGGTATATGCAGTACCCCTTAAAGAGATACCTGTACCAACTGTCATTGGAACTGCTGCGGTAGCTAGAGGTAAAAAATATACAATTTTATCACCAGCCGCACCTAACAAGTTTGCTGTAGAACAAACTCCACTAATTGCTGCTCCACCTGAGCCAATTGCAATTACTAAATCATTTGCTCCACCTGTATAAGCAGCTGTATCAAAATCATAGATAGCAACAGCTGATACAAACTCAAGTGTGTAGTCTGAGCTTGGAGCGGCTACTAATGTAGCACCATTAGCATGTCCGATATCACCAGCAGCTGTACCAACAATTTCAGAGGCTGTTAATGTAACAGTCACTGTTTTATAAGGACTTACTGTAGCTGTTTCATAACTATTAATAGTAGCAATGTCTGCTGTATTAGTAGCAATATCAGTTTCATTAGTATTCACTTGTGTAATAATCTCATCAATTTTACTTGATAAAACTTTAACATTTGGAATATCTGCACCTAAGAATTTCTTAGGACTTGTTAAATTTATACTCATTATTTTAAAATATTTTTAGTTATTCGTTTGTAGTATCAACAGCTGGGATAAACGTCTTAAGCCTGATAGATTCGATGTTTTCAAGAATTACTTTAACACACTCATCTACTATTTCAGAATGTAGGTGGTCAGAAAGTTCACAAGTAACACCACCAGTGTAACTCATTCTAATAGGTTTTTTGATATACCTAATTTTATATGAGTTTAGAGTAGCTCCTGGTGCGTAGATTATTTCTGATTGACCATTCTCCATTAAACGTAATACCTTACGTTTGTTAGGTTTTTTAAATGGATCATATATACTCTTTGTGAACTCGTTGTGTTCAATAGGTCTAACCTCAACATCTGTGGTCTCTTCAGTATCACCACAAGGATAAGTTATATTAACACGTTCCTGAACAATAAACCAATAATCAGCAGGTAGTATAAAGAACCTTGCGTTAGTATCTATATTATCTACAGATGCTGGAGCTGGCCCTAAAACTACAGTTCTGGTTATAGCTTTTAAGTCATCAGTACGTTTTTGTGTTTCTTCATAACCCTGTCTTTTAGGGTTAGAAACTCCATAACGTTGCTTAACAGTTCTATCTTGTGCTTGGTTTAAAAAAAGATCTATCTCTGAAGTTAACAGATTTGGTAACTGAAGAGAATCCATTTTATCTAATCTGGCTTTAACTTCTGTATGGAAATCTGCAATTGTCATTTTTATTTATTCTTTCTTAAACCTTTTACTTTATTTTCTAAAGCTAACTTCACTTGTTGATTCTTGATATCCATTAAGTAAGATACAGCATCTTCTGTAGAGTGTCCTATCATATCCTCATTGTTATAGTAATAGGCTCCTTTTTTAGTAACTACTCGTTTCTCAACAAGTTCTTCTAATAATGCTTTAGCCTTCATCAACTTAGGATTTTGTAGAATCTGTACAAAGTATTGTGGATTCTTTTTAACCTCTTTGTAAAGCTCTGCTTTAACCATGGTCTCAGACATATCATCTATACCTTTCTTACCATATAGTCTTAACATAGAACGTTTATCCTCAATAGCTAAAGTTGTAAACTCATCAAGAGCTTGTAACTCATAGTCCATTGTCTTAGCTTCTAATTTAGCCTTCTCTTCAGGATCATCTATGTAAAATAGAGCCATTGGATTTGCTGCTAAATGAAGTTCAGAATTAGCAATTTTTGAGTGAGCACGAATAACATACTCTTTAATCTCATCCATGTAACCACTTAATGCAAAGTGAGTAGCTTTGTCATTGTTAACTCGGATCTCCAAGTTACCCCAAAACTCACCATTCTTTTTGCCTAGTTCACCTGGCTTCAGGTTTAATGCCTGTTCATAATGCTTTTCTAATTCCCTAGTTAGTCCTGTTTTATATAAACCATTTGCATCTAATTCTGCACCACAAAATACTGTTTGTGTTTTAGAATATGAAGATACTCCACTAAACTTAGGTTTTACTACTGGTTTCAATACCAGAAATTTTACACCTTCTACTGTAACTTGTTCCATTTTTTCCTTTTTTATTACCCTTTATTATTTTAAAAATAAAGGTTGTTTGAGGCACAACCTTTAAAAGCCTATATTTTATTATGATAAATTTGCTACGTCTAAGATCAATTGAGCTGCATCTGTAGGATCTTTTAACATGATACCACATTCAGTCATTGCTTCAAATACATATCCATCTACTGAACTTGCAGAAGAACCATTCTTCTTAGGTCCGTAAGGTCCATACATTCCTTCAATGTAAGTAGTAACCATTTCACGATCCTTAGAATATACCTTCTGAATATTAGGCTCACCTTTAGAGTAAGATTTAAAGTTCAAGAAAGTAGCTTTGTAAGACTCAGCTGGTTTACCAGTTTGAGGATTTAACAAACGGTTACGAACTACGTCGTTATATGGCTTGTATTCTTTTAAAGTAATCTTATCACCATTTAAACCTACATAAGTCATAAACTGACCTTGTAAAGTTAAATCTTGACCTGAACCTGCTACGAATTTGCTGTCTACTAAAGTAAAGTTAGAAGCAGAACGTTTCATAGCTTGATCAAACAAGTTCATGAATTGACGACCACAAAGAGCCACATATTCACGAGGTCCATCTTCAGTACCATTGTAAGATAAATCATCCATAAAGTTACGGATAGTCTGTTCTGTTAAAGTAGTATAAAGACGTTTGTTAGATGGAGCGATTTGAGATTCTAAACCTGCACCTTGATAAATTGGATTGCCAGAAGCACCCTTCATATCAGTAGTACCATTAGACTTAATGTTAGATTTACCAAACATTAAACTGATTTCGATCTCATCCATGAATTGTTTCCAGAATTCCCACTCAGCGTATTTTACCCAAGTTTGAGTAGTTTCGCCTGATTCAGGATTCTGCATTTTTACAACCATAACACGGCTATGAGCAGCACCAGTTACAGAATACTTCTTACGTAGAGTTGACATATAGTTCTCTAATTGAAGAGGCATTGCGTAATGAGTGTCACCGCTAGTACGTGAGTGATCATGTTCTACAGTGTTGTATTCTTTTGACACTTCTTTACCAATAGCTAAATAAGCTGCAGGGATATAAGAAGTTTGATCATTAGTTACTAACTGTAAAGTTAAGATATAATCATTACCATCAAAATAAGGCTCAGATGCAATACGAGCTAGGTAATCAGGGCTATCAAATAAGATGTTGTCACCTTCAGCAAACCATTTCTCACCAACACCAATTTTAAAGGTGGTATCATACTGACCTGCGTTAGTTGAGCCATCAAATACACCACGTGTAATAGAGATAGCTTTACGGCTATCACCGATTACATGCCAACGATACTGGATGCCATCAATTTCTTTTGATTTTCCCGTACCACCTGTTAAGAATGATAAGGCGTTCTTATAACCAGTTTGACGGTTATAGATACGAGTGATTACTTGACTAGCGATAGCAGGTTCAGTTAAGAAGAAAGTTGACAAGTGTGTATCTTGAGTCAACCCTGCATGCCAGTTCATGTTTGTTATTTGCAACGGACTTATTTGCATGATTACTTTTTGTTTTTTATGTTATTATTAAATTTTGTTTACTATTGACTTAAATGCACTAAAGTTGTTCTTACCTTTTTCACTCGCAAATCCATCAGAACTTCCTCCGGAAATTTTGCTACGTGTATCAGTAACATTCTTTAGTTTTTTACTTAGCTCACTGGTGACCTTTGTTTTAACTTGTTTTTCAAGCTTAGAGATATCCCAGTTATTCATAGCTAAATAAGCATATAATACTTGAGCATCAGTATTGGTTTCATTGTGTACTTGAAGTGGTGTTTTACCTGTCTTCTTGTCAACTTTAGTCATAAAGTTCCACAAATCATCTTTTACTTTTGGTGTTAGTTTAAAGCCTTGAACTTCTTCTTTCTTGTAGATGTTCTCTTTAAAATCATCCCATTGCTTTTTAGCTTCTGCAGCTTGTCTTGCTTGGTATTCTTTTTGGGCTTCTAACATGGTCTTTTTATCTTCATCTTCACCAGCTATTAATTTCTTGTGAAGCTTTTCTGATAGGGCCTCTAGTTTACCTAGATCTTTAAGATCACTAACTTGAGAGTTAATATCTTCTTCATCCCAACCACTCTCTTTATATGCAGCACGTACAATTAGTTCTTGGTTTTCTTCTGACTTAGTGTCAATATCTCTCCAAGAGCGTTGTTCATAATATAACTTATGGAAATCACGTGGATTACCTCCGTTATCTACAAAGTCAATAAAATGTTGAACTTCTTCAGGATGAGAGGTTTTATACTCTTCAATCCCCTTTTTTATTGTTGTAGAGATAACCTCTTTAAGGTCATCTTCAGTTTCTACTTTTTTACCTTCTTCAATAGATTCTACTAATCCTTGATCAGTAGCCCATGAATAAAAAGCAGATATTCCATTTTCTTCTGCAGGCTCACCTGCTTCTGTGTTAGGAGCATCTAGTTCAGGTTCTTCTACTTCTTTAGTAGGTTCTTCTGTTTTCTTAGCCTCTGTCTTTTTAGGTGCTTCTACTTTCTTAGTATCTTCTACTATTTCAGTAGTATCTTTAGTATGATCATCAGCATTAGGAACTTTCGCTATAATGGCTGATTCAACAAACTCATCTTTAAACTGCATCTCCAAATCATCCCCAAATGGGCTTTCAGATGGATTCATGTTCAATAGATTAAAATCCTTTTCTGGAGAATTAATGTTCTCTTCTTTTTTACTCATTTTACCCTTATTTATTTGTTTCCTTGATGTAATATAATAGAAATTGTTATACTTTGCAAGTACTTTACAGACATGCTTTGAAAATACTTGTGTATAGCTTATATAGCAATTATATTTTTAGGGATTTATCCCCGATCTTGTTTTAAATAGATTATTGCTTGTTTTATAACTTCTTCATTATCTTTAAATAATCCTAATGCTAGATTACAATTAGAACATAACAATCCTCTTATTCTTCCTGTTTTATGACAATGATCAACAGAAAGTTTCTTTTTAAGTTTTGATTGATGTTTTTTACAAATCTTACAACCACCTTTCTGTAGACTGAAAAGATAGTTATACTCCTTCTCTGTTAAATTATATTTTTTGTACTTACCACTATCTCCAACATCTTTAAAAGAATCATTATCTTTTATATTTATTTTTCTTTTACATCCATCACATATACATTCTCTTATAAATCCTCCATTACCATCCCACGAAATAATGGTAAATTCATCTACACCTTTATCTTTTTTACAATATATACAATTTTTAAAATCTAATAACATTTATTTTAGATTTTTTAATTTGTACAGTGTTTGATAGGTTAATGTGGATATTTCATCTATCTGGTTCTGTAACCATGTTTCCTTAAACATAGTGTATGCAGATCCACCATCAACTAACTTAGCAAGCTCTTCTAGTACCTTAATAGGATCGACATCTGTGGCTTCCTTAACAGTGATGTTAATTATCCCATACTTACCTTGATAAGATTCAATTAAAGAATCTAACATACCTAAAAGACCATCATAAAAATCATGTAATGCAATATGACCTGCATATGAGCCCACTCCAGTTATACGTAAATGTTTGATATGAATTTGATTTCGTATCTGAAATAGTTTACCAAAAAAGTCTTGTGGACTTAGTTTAGTTAATTTAAGTGGTTCCATTATTTTTTAGGTTTTTGTTTTGATTTAGCAATAGCTGCTTTAGCTTTCATTTCTTCAATCTTCATTTTCTTATCCATCATCTCCTTATCAAGCTTAGCCTTCTTATCAGCCAACTGAATTTGATTCTTGTTTTGGATCTCAATAGCTTTTAGTTTTTTATTCTCAATCTCTCTCTTAAGTTCAATCTCTTTATCCTTTCTAGCCATCTCTTTATTGTGTTTTTCCTTATCATGACTTAACTTTGAATTTTCCATAAAAGCTTTAGCTCCAGCATTACGCTCTTCTAAAGATAGTTTTGCTAATTCAATAGGATCAGGAATACCATCAGCATCTTGGTCTAAGTTCTCTTGTCTAGAATATACATTGATCTCAGCTACCTGAATCTTAGTTTCATTATTACTGTCTGCAATATATTGTTGTAGATCACGATTAGCCTGAGCATCAGCCAATGTTTCTTGGTGCATTTGTTCTTGCATATCAAGGCTTCTTTGTTCATTCTCTTGTTGTGCTTGGAATTGTGCATCTTCACGTTTAGCAAAGTCTTCCTCAGCTCTACGTAATGTATTAACGATATCTCTAGGTGAATCATGTAGCATAGTCTCAACAATAGTAGAAAGATTTACTTTCTCTTGTTGTAGAGCTACCTGTACTAATTGATCTAGTTTATTTTTAAGTTCGTTGTCTTTATTAGCAAATGACACAAACACACTGAATTCTGAATTCTCAAACTCATTCTCTTCAAGTTGTAACATCTGTAAACCTAAGTCATCCAGAACATACTGCGCGGTAAGACCATCACGGTAAGCTATCTTAGCTACTTCAATAATAGCAGTATAAGCTCTACGTTTAACTTCTTGATGTGCTTCAAATAAATATTCAGTAATTAAACTTGACTGTGTTACAGCACGTTCAACATTACCTACAAGTTCATTCTGATTAACAGCACCTAGACGTTGAGGTGTTACACCAGATACAAAGTATACCTGTTGTTTAATATATTCTAATGTGTTGATGTATTGTTGAATACTTTGAGCTAAAGATAAGTCAATAGCCTGGAACTGGTTAAACTTAGATAGTTGTCCAGTAGCAGCACCTTTCTTACCTTCTTCAAATGAGTTGATAAATCCAATACCCATTTCCTTTAAGTAGTACATCCACTTCTCAATGTCTATACCATGTCCTTCAGGGATTTGGGCTAAGTCCATTAAGAATACTTTACCTGCATCTTTAGAGAATGCAAGGTCTAGACGGTAAGCTTCAATATCATATAAATACTGATAACTCTTCAAACGATCTATTAAAGATACTGATTGAGAGTTGGTTGCTTCATAAATAAAACCTGTATATCCTAATTGACAATGATATGGATTATCCATACGACGTCTTTGGTTAGGTTTAGCTTTGATACCCACATAGATATCAACACCGATCTTAACACCTTCCCAAGCTTCATTGATCCAAAACCATTCTACCTTAGCATCAGGGTAAAGATCTTTAAACTTTCTTGTATCAAAATCCTCATCAACATCTTCTGCTTGTGGTACACCCATCTCATCTGTATAAGTAAGGGTACCAATCTTCTTCATAGATATCCACTCTACACGTGATACACGTATAGAATAGTTGTTTGAATTATTTCCATTATAAGCATTTGTTGGGGTCACTCCTGCAAACACTCTTGATCCATTTGTATTATCAGTAACGTATTGAGGCTCAAAACCACCTGCGGTATTGAATGTACCAAACACACCTCTTGAGTAGGTATTGATCTTCTCAAGGTCTGCAGATGTTAACTCATCACCATATTCATCTAGAATAGACGACACTGTTAGCATACGCTCTTCAACTACAGCAATAGCATCATCTACAAAGGTATGATCATCATCCAGGATAACTGTTAAGTTAACCGGGTTAACTCTTCGCATAGCAGGTTGACCATTTAAGATACCTACCCAATAGATCTCTTCACCTGCAATCAATGCATCTTTCCAACCTTGATTAAATAATAAACGTGTATTAAGACGCTTCTTGAGAACCTTAAGCATTTGATTAGCTTTAGACTCAATCATATCTGATGGAGTATAACGCTCAAACTTAAGTATTTCTTCTGGTGTAGGAGGTGGGTTATTTGGATCTATGGTAGATGGATCTATGGCTCCCATTAATTCTTGTTCAAGGGAACTTAATATCTTATCACGTAAAGCTTGTGTTTTTCTTGAAATATCTTCAGGTGCTTCAGAGATCACAATATGATTATCTGGACGTTTAGCCTCTTCACCAATTAATAATCTGATTGGTTCTGATATGATATCATAGTGTTGGAATCTAGAAGGAAATGAACTGTTATCAATACCTAATGGATTACAGATAGATTGAACATCTTTAGCTGTTACCTTACCGTTGTATAGATCATAGTTTACTAACTTACGGAACCTATCAGTTCTCATAGTAGTACCATTTGTATAACGGTAGTTAGAATAATAATTCAGACAACTTTTACCCCACTCTTTATTCTTTTGGTGCTTGGATATTTTTTGTGCTGGTAATGCGCTGAAACCAGGAGCATCATAATTTAAATCATCTGCCATTATCTTTTTTGGTATATTGAGTTATTACGTATTTTATTTTGTTGGTAGATCTTATCTAGCCATGTACCTGTAGTACTTGTATGTGTCATTAATTCTTCAACATGTATTCTATGTAATTCTTTTGTTTGCAGAATACATAGCATAAATGCAATCACCCTATCATAGTTACCTTCTTTATCATATGCCACTAACTCTTTAAGTAGTGGTATAGATTTAATGGTATGCAGATTCAACATCTTCTTACCGTCAACTTCACACTCATCATACAACCATTGTTTAAGATATAACTCACATTGATCCTTAATACCTGTTGAGCTGCTACCAGCTCCCCTGTTCATATGGATACCATAACCACGTTGTACACGTGAGTCTTTTACCATATCTTTAAGGATCTGAGGTTGTTCGTACAAATAGTGTAGACTATTCTTCTGTTCAAAGTATCCTTTTAATCCTTTTAAGTTATTCTCATATAGACATTTAGAATTATAATAAATACATAAACGTCTACAGTTCTCATAAAAATCATCGGCTCTTTCAGGTCTTCCTGTATATTCAGCTACGATAATATCATGCGTTTTATTAGCTTGATAAAATCTCTTATACACAAAGAAAGATCCTAATGATGTAGAACTATCTGCTTTATCCTGATCGTATGGGTCACATCCAGACACATATAAATGTGCTGGAACTCCGTCACCTACTTTTTCAGGATGCTCCCAAATAACTATACATCCTTCTTTCTTATTTTCTGCCTTAACTGGAAAATCAACTATCTGTTCTAGAGTTTCATCTATCCTCCACTCTAGTTTATTATCCTCAGCATAAACTAACTTACCACGTTGTGCTTGTCCCCTTAAAGAGGGCGTGGTCTCTACTTTACCTAACCATTCTAACATTTCAGGAGATGCAAATAATGCACCTTTGTTACGTAAGAAAGCTTCCCTATATGTTAATGGGAACTGTGTTATAGTATTATGTAATGCTTTATGATCATTACCACCTTTAGCCAATTCACGATTCCACATGATATCATCATACGCAGCTTCTGTATTTGAGTTACCATCTTCATCTACCATTGGTTTCTTATACCATATAGAGTTAGGATTTTCACAAAGACCCCAACGACCTCTTACAGCTGTTGAGAAATAACCAATCTTAATTTGTGGATTTTCAGGGTCATCAAATTCTAAACAGTTATACTTACGTGGATTAGTGAACATCTCAAAGAAATATTGACAACCTGCTTCCATATCTCCAGATGATCCAAAGATAATAGCTGAACCTGTCCATGATGAACCGTCTTTAATAAGAGGTTCTGAATAGCCATATGTACTAATGATGTTAGGAAACACACCAGCTTCATCTAAAATAAACCATGATGCTGACTTACCAACCGCTGCAGTAGCTTTGTCTTTAAAGGTAATCATCTCTACAGATGATCTGTATCCCTTCCAAACTTTAACACCATCGACAGTAGCTTGGTATCTTGCCATTACATAATGCGCTAGATCTGGTGCTCTATTCTTTCTAAACTCTGTATAAGAATTTATGTGATTAGAATAGTTCAAACCAAATGCCATAGTTTGTTCTGCATATGTACCTAAGAAAGCTCCAATAATAGATCTACTATCTGGATAAAAATAAAATTCATGGAAACAAAGTGCTGCTGCACGATAAGACCAACCTTGACGACGTCCTTTAACACCTTCAAGATTCTTACCATTCATACGGCAATAGTCTATCATCCAAAAGTAATCATAATCCAAATCTACAAATCTTGGAAAATCCATAGCTTTAGATATACGTCCTCGTGAGTCTGTGTATTGTCTCTCAATTGGACAAAAATTTAGATAGAAGAAATGTATTCCAGTAATTTTAATTCCAGCGGAATTAGTCATACCATTTATACATTTATCCTTAACGTCTTTCCAGAACTCTTTATACTGAATAGTATTAGAAGGAATGTTTGTGTAACATTGATTAGCCCTAAAGAAGTCTGCTAGATAAGTAAACTCTTTAGTACAACTAAAATGTTCCACTTCAGGAACGTATGGATTACCAATAGATGCCATTATTATTTTTCTTTATCTTCAAATAAACCAACTGAAGCATTCCCACGCACACGTGTTCCATTAGAAATATCTCTCTTACAGATCTCAGTGGCTTGATTTACTGATTCCATTAATTTAGGCAACCTTTCAATGAACTTACCAACCTTATCAATATCTACAGTTTCATAATCTACTGTTTTAAAGTAACCTTCCATTTTAGCGATAGCGATCTGTACAGATTCCAACATACGCATAGATGGTGTTGTATTAAGAGCAGTATAACCTTCAATAGCTGCTTCTATCTCTTTATCTACTTTAAAGTTCTTATCTCCTATTATATATTCCTTTATCTGAGAAGATCTTTCTTCAGGAGGGAATACAAAGAAGGTGCTATTAAAATCACAATAATAAAATACATAGGCTATATCATTATATGCTTTCTCTTTATTCTTTGACTTATCTCTTGCCCATAGGGTCTTAAAAAAAGTTAACCCTAAAGCTTCCGCAGATATGGATACCCTATCATTATGTAGTTCTAATATTTTCATACTTCCTTTTTGAGCTAATTGCAAGACTCGAACTTGCGGCCGCCTGATTACAAATCAAACGCTCTAACCAACTGAGCTAAATTAGCCTTTTAAAAAATCATTTGCCTCACCTTCAGAGAATATCTGAATAGTAGGCTCTAGCTTTTTAATACGGTCATCCATCTTTTCCATGTAATGAGCACAACCACCCATACCTTCTTTGATCTCTTCAATTAAAGCAAGTATATTTTGCTGCCTTGCCCATAACTCTAATAGAGCAGATTGTACATGTATCTTACCTTCTGTAGAGTTACGTTCTATGAAATCTGATGCTTTATTTCCCATCTTTAAATTTATGAAATTCTTTGTTTAAGTAACCATTCAAATAAGTATAAGCTTCTTCATTATGCTTATTTAGTTTTAATCCTCTATGTGTCAATATACTAATAACAGCATGTAAGATCTCATGTGATATAACATCTATTTCTTCATACTTCTTAGCTTTCTTTATAAACACATATGTATGTGTTCTACCCTGCTTATCAATATCTTCAGTCATAAAGGTATAGCCGAACCATTTACCTGCTTTAAGAGTTTTAACATCATCTGCATGTAAACCTTCTTTTTCTGCATACTCTCCTATAGCATCAAAGCTATTAGAATATACAAATATAACATTGGCTGAATATACAGGCAACTCAAATTCTTTTGTTTTTATTATCTTTTGCATACTTAGCCTTTCCTGCGTAACCTTTTATTTCATAATGTCCTATTCGTCGTTTTATCTCATCTATAGGGTGGTCTGCTTGTAAGTATTCATTACCATATATAATGGTTGTGTACTTCTTAACAGGTTTCCCCTTCTTGTCTAAGTATGTCTGATAAGTAATATTAGTAGATTCAAAAGCTCTTGTGATCCTAGCATTCTTGGACAAAACCTTTATCTTACCATTAGGTAAGGTTACAAGTATGTCTGTTACTATTGTGAGCTCTACTACCATTTATTCTCAGGGCATTTAGATTTCATTGATCTAGTCTTAGCTACCAATGGGCAACCACAACTTGAACATTTATTATTCTTATTGAATGGGCACTCTGCACAGATCTTAGCTCTACGAAGAGCTTCAACTTCTACAGCAGGATCTGTAAATAATACATTAGTCCATCCTTCAACTATTTCCTGTAACTTTCCCATCTTCCAGTTTTCTACGATAGGTAGTAGGATAAAATTTACCTAAACCTATACAGTTTATAACTTTACATTCTTTGTTAGTAATTACCTGTTCTATCACTTTAAACTCTGCAGCTACTATTCTACTAGCCTCATGTTTAGAGATTCCTAGCTCTTTACTAACTTCAGCAATAAGTTCATCATGCAGATCCGCCATCAGTCTTTAAAATTATAGTTATTTGTTTATCAGCTGTTAAACGTACTATGTTAGGATTTAAAGTTAATACCTCATTCTTTAGGTATAATACCTTCTTATCCTTTAAGTATTTAACATAGTTGTTAAACAAGTATTTATTCATATTCAAAGAACTTCGTAGTTCAGACCTGTTATTCTTGTTAAGTGTTATCAAGCCCTTATCTATCATAGTGGATACTATATCCAGTTCTATGTCAGTAAGGTTGTTAATAAAACTGTTTACAATCTTTAACATGGTCTTGGTCTCAGTCCCTTCCTTTGTTGGTATCTTTAATTCCATGACTTCTTATTACTACTGTAAATATAATAGAATTTATTATAATTTGCAAATTTATATTATAATAAACTTTATTATAGTTTAGACATAGTTTTCCCCTTCGCTTTCACTATTTAATAACCAAGTTTCAAATGTTCAGTTTTGAGCCCTCCCAGTTACCTGGGATCCAGAACCTTTAACCCTGTTTATTCAGGAGCCTACTTCGTAGCTAATGGTCCAGTCAACATTATCCTCTTTGGTTACCTTTTTCAGGAGTATCGGAGAAACCTCTTTTCACCTCAAGGGTTACTCATACTATCCGACTTCTAACCCCATACTTATCTCCTTTGGGGTGGTATACAGTTCAAACTTGACTGTATCTCCTAGTAGTAACAATATACACTATTTATTGGACATATCCAAATTTATTTCACTAAGTCTTTAAATGCTGGGATATCTATAAATTCTGTTTTTACAGCTTTACCAAACAACATCCATTGTAAAGTACTCTTAAGTAGAGAGCTGTAAATAACATCTTCATCCCGATCAATAAAGAAACCATTATCAAGTATACTATAACTTTTAGTAAGAATATTTTTAATATTCGGTGATTCAATTGTCTCTCCATACGGAATATAATAGATTGATGCTATTATTTCTACAGTTCCATGCATGGTATTATAAATGCTAAATATTTCTAGATTACCGTTAATTCTTTCATTTACCATTTCTAGCACTTGCTCTAAGTGCTCTTTACTTGTCATTACTTC